AACCCATTGTATCAAAAATGGGGCGAAGAAGCTAAAAAAATTGGAATTCAACTCAACTATCAGAGCGTGGGCAGCGGGGCTGGGCAAAACCAAATTCGCAACAGAACTGTTGACTTTGGCGCAAGTGACGCTCCCATGAAACAAGAAGACCTTGAGAAAAACAACTTGCTCCAATTTCCTGCTGCAATGGGCAGTTTGGTAGCGGCTGTGCATGTTCCTGGATTGGAAACTGACCAGCTGAGGCTTACTGGCCCAGTTCTAGCTGACATCTATCTTGGCAAGATCGTCAAGTGGAATGACCAACGAATTGTAGAACTGAACCCCACTCTGCGCCTTCCCAATTTGGCGATAGCAGTTGTGTATCGGGCAGATGGTAGTGGCACAACCTATGTGTGGGCCAGCTACCTCTCAGCAGTGAGCGATGAGTGGCGACAAAAAGTTGGTGCCAGCACTTCTGTTAAGTGGCCCACTGGTACAGGTGCAAGAGGGAATGAAGGAGTAAGTGCCAGTGTGCGCCAGATCAAAGGAGCTATCGGCTATGTGGAAAACGCATACGCTCAGCAAGCTGGATTGGTCACCACACAAATTCGGAACAAGGATGGCCATTGGGTTCGCCCCACCCACAAAAACTTTGAGGCAACAGCATCCGCAGCCAACTGGAATGTGCCAAATTTTGCTGTCAATCTCATAGATCAGCCTGGAAAGGACACATGGCCTATTGTAAGCCCAACCTTTATCCTGCTACCCCGCGACCCTAAAAACTCCACCACAAGCCTTACAGCCATGAAGTTTTTTGATTGGGCATTTTCCTATGGAGACGAGATAGCTGAGAAATTGGACTACGTGCCTTTACCAAAGGAGGTTAAGACACGGATCCGGCAAGCGTGGGCCAATGAGGTAAAATCTCTGGACGGGACACCTGTCTGGAAGTAAGGTTATACAGCCTTCTCTGAGACTTTGGTTGCACTATCAGAGATGCAGGAGACTTGGGACAGCAGGGCAAAGTGCTCAATGGTCCCAAGTCTTTTTGTGGCAAATATCACACACCAAAAAATTTTGATAAAATGGCAAAAAATAGGTAGACACAACAGCCACTCCAGTGTAGGTTCCAGGCATAGAGACAGGAGTAACCCAAATGGCTCGCTTGACTCGGACCGACGCTAAGCTGCAAGAAATCCTGCACAGCAAGAGCACTCCAGACTTCAGTACGCTGGACTACACTGCACCGGACTTTGATGTGCGGTATGGACTGGCACTGAATTGGGTGCATCAGGCTGTGGAGCCCGAGGAACTGATTCGGGAAGCGCAAGCTTATCTCACGCAGGCCGGACGTGCCCAAGATGCGGGCTTGGTCAAGAACGTGCCTTTTGGGGTGCAGCAGACCATGGGCAAGATTGCTTACTGCCTCAATCGTGGAGCCCAGCTGAGCCCCAGGAGCCACACTTACATTGACAATGGCTTGGGGCAGGCCAAGCAGGTGGGCACAGACAGTGGTATGGACCAGTTGGCCCTTACTGCTTCAGGGCGCCTCATTGAGGCTTATGTGGCGTGCTACGCTCGGATCGACAATCTCAAGACCTTGGTGCTGAAAGGCAAGATGACCTTGCGCGAGCTGCCCCAGGAAGTGGAGAAGATTGTGGCCAAGTATGGTGCACCCAAGGTGCTTTCTCGCTTGCAAGAACACTACGCTGATGCTCTTGCTGAGGCACAGAGCGACAAGCTGATCCGGGATTGGGAAAAGCCTCTTAAGGCTATTGTGCGGGCGCTGAGCAGCAGCCCTGCTCCTAATCAGCAGAGCAAGGAAACGCTGGCAACCAAAGCCAAGCCCCGCAAGAGCAATCCAGTGAAGGTCAAGGGCAAGAAGACCATCAGCAACGTCACTCCCAAGCCCAGCAAGGCCAGCAGTGGGCTCAGCGTTGCTTCTCAGGTGCGCGAGCTTATCCGGGTAAACAAGGGCAAGGTTAACGAGGCAGAGATGGTGGGGATTGTGATCCAGAAGCTGGGACTGAACAATGCGCGCGGCAAGAGCGTGGTCAAAGCTTTTTGGGGCAAGGTGTAAGCTTGTTGGAAAGGGAAAGTCCGCAAGAGTTTGCTCACAGGTGGACTAGGCGCTGGGCAGGATACTACCAAGGAGGTTTGCCCAGCAGCCTCGAGCTCAACCAACTGTGCGCTGAAGTTTCCAACGTCAACGTTCAAGGTCCTTGGACTCGAGTTGTGTTGGGGTGGATGTATGGGCAGAGCCAATGTGAGAGTGATACTGACCTTTTGGTGTGGTGTAGCCAACTGGGCAAGATTCTTTTGGCGCCCTACTTTCTCAAGTATCGTCCAGATCCCAACAGTAGGGAGCATCCAACTGAAAACAACTATGGAAATCTTGGCATCCAAGTGTGGTGCAGTTCCAAGGAAGATGCTGCCCTAGTGCACTTGGCTTGGCCTGAATTTGTGGTTAGTGAGCGTGTTTTTTCAGGTAGCCAAATGCAAGACAGCTTGCGCTGGATGGCTGGACCGTCAAGCAGACTGTATGGAGCGTCACCATGACGATGGCTGATATGATTTTGGTATTGCTGATGGTGGGCGGAGGGCTGTTGAGCTCCAAATGGAGCATTCGTGGAGCAATCGAGAACAGTAGCACACCTGAAGGCTGTATTCAACAACTGTTGACCGAGTCCTATCTCTTTATAGCCTTGGTGTTATTGCTTTGGGGAATGGGCTGGGTTGACATATTTGCATTCACCATGTTCATTGTGCGAAAGCTGCGCCTACTGCTCTATGATTACACCACCTTGATTCAAAATTATCACAAGCTCAAAGCAGGAACAAATTGATGGCCAAAAAACCAGGACGTATGTTTCTCTATGTGTGGAGTGAGTCCACCAGTCCCCATGAGTGCAAGTTTGGAGAACGTTGGGTGCAGCCTGGGGAAAGTCCTGAGGACTCTGTTCGTGCTCGCGTGCGGGACAGTCTTGGTGTTCGAAAAGACTTGCTCAACTCAGGCATTGTCAGCATTGATCACATCTGGGACGTAACCAGTTACGCCACAAAGGTTGGTCGTTGCCAGCAACATGCTCGCATGGATGACTATGTGCGTGGGTTCGTGGGTCACCGGAAAGGCACAACTGGTGAGATTCACACCATCAGCAGCCTAGAGTTGATTTTGAAGGTCAATCAGCACTTGGCAAGTGTGAATCAGGAACTGCCCTCAGCTGGCCTCAGCACCATGCAATACAGGATGTGCCTCCAAACTCTTGAGGCCTATGAGCAGGGCAAGCAAGTGGTGCTGGCTGAGCTGTGTGCTCGTTTTGGCAAAACCATTTACAGTGGTGCAGTTGCCCGCGAGCTGAATGCACCACTTGTGATTGTTGCCAGCTACGTGAAAACAGTTTTTGCCAGTTTTGCCAAAGATCTCACTAGCTTCCAGCAGTGGAGCCACTATCAACATGTGGACACTCAAAAGGATGGGTGGCAGGAACAAGTTACCCAAGCCCTCAAGAGCAAGAAACCTGTGATTTGCTATCTCAGCATGTGCAGTGGTAGCCAGCGTGAGGCCAGGATCAAATGGCTGTGCCAAAAACGGGTTGAGAGGCTGTTGATTGTTGATGAGGCAGACTACGGTAGCTATCGCCCAGGGCAGGCTGAGCTGTTGAAGAAGCATATTGGAAAGCGAGATCGTGTTTTGATCATGACAGGCACAAATGCTGATCGAGCCAGCAAGCTGTGGAAAATTGACACAATGCTAAGTGTTACTTATCCAGAGCTTTTGGTTCAAAAGCATGCTGTGCAACAAGGGACTACTGGCAATGCTTAAGCATTTTGTGGTTGACACTACTCGAGACACTCTTGTTCCTGATATGCGACTGTATCAGCTTGACTTGAGCGAGCCTGTGATGCAGAGCGTAGCTGCTGGTGAGTTTGATGATGAAGACATGAAGCTGTTGCCCAGCTGGAGCAAGTTTGCAGCACACCCACAAAAGGCCAAAGGCTTTTTTGTTCGTATGCTGGAGACAGTTTTCTTGGGCAAGCATGGTGTTGACAAAGCCAACGTGGACCTTCAAACCCAGAATTGGTTTGGGCGAGAAAAGCAAAAAACAGCCATGATGTTTGTGCCTGGCAGTACCAAAGTGCAGGATGGTCAGCTGGCTGCTATTGGTGTGATTGCCCAAAGTGCTCTTCCTGCTTGGCGTGTGATTGTTCTGGGTGGCAATATCCTCGTGGGCGGTCAAAAAGTACGTAATGCCAATGCAGAACAAAAAGTGCTGGAACAGATTGAACAAGCTGTGAAACTCAATCAAAGTGTGTTGATTATCAGCAGCTTGATGGCACAACGCAGCTTCAGTATTCCTCAGATTACTGAGCTGTATCTGGCTTACGACAGTGGTGAGGTGGGTGCTACTATTCAAAAAATGAGTCGAGTGCTAACGCCAGGTCGTGATCCCAACAAAGTTGGCAAGATCATCAGTCTCAGCTTTGATCCCAATCGAGACGACAAGTTTGACAGCATGCTCTTGGAAACTACGTTCAACATCACAAAGCAGAACCCCAAGCGTAGTGCTGCTGAGGTATTGAGCGAGGTTCTCAGCACAGTAGACATCTGGAAGGGTAGTGCACATTCCAGTGTGCAAGTCAACAAAGACGCATATCTTTCACAAGTGCTGGCCCGTAAAAGTGTCAGCCGTGTGATTGGCAGCACCGCTGATCTTTCTCAGTTGGACCGCGATTGCATTCGAGAGTTGGCAACAGGTGTAGTGGCATACGAGCGTGCTAATCCTGTTGTCGCAGTGCCCAAAGGCAAGACAAAAATAATGCCCAAAAAGGCCAAGCCTGCGAAAGAAAAAGACACAGCGGTAAATGAAATGCGTAAAGCACGCGAACGGATCACAGCTATTGTGGAAAACATTGATGTAATCCGGGACGGCAGCGGGTGTTTGTTGCTGCAAGAAGCCTTGGAAGTGATCAAGGATGATCCTGACACGCAAGAAAGCATTGCAGAGGAATTTGGTGTGCGCTGGGAAACAGTTCAGAGACTGTTTGATCAAGGCATTATCAAGCGCCAATGGCTGGAACTGATTTACGATAAGGTATGAAATTATGCTGAGCCGTCTTAAATTTGAAATCCAACCACTTGTGACTGAAATGCTGGATCAGCTTCCTCAACAAGTCTGGGAAAGTTCAGAAACCACCTTTCTGGACCCAGCCATGGGAGGCGGACAATTTTTGATTGAAATTCAGCGACGCCTACAAGCTGCTGGTCATACAGACGAAAACATTGCTGCACGGGTGTATGGTTGTGAGAAGAACAAACTTTGTGTAAATTATGCAAAGAACAACAAAAAGCTGGTTTCAGGTAATCTCTATATCAGCAATTTTTTGGATTATGATTGGGGTGATATGAAATTTGATGTGATTGTTGGTAACCCTCCTTATCAAAGTACAGAATCTGCACAAAAAAAGTTGTGGCCACTTTTTATTGAAAACTCTTTTAAGATTGTAGCACCAAATGGATACATTGCTATGGTCACACCTGCCAGTTGGTTGGTCCGTCCTGATGGCAAAAGCTACGACAACTTGACCAAAAACATTTTTGCACAAAATCATCTGGCTTGGGTGTTGTCCGATACCAAACAATATTTTGACATCGGAGAAACTGTTGCAGCATGGTTGCTGCATTGTAATGGAATACCTTCAAGGCCCACAAGGTTGGTCAGCAACGGAGTTGAAACACAAGTTCAATATCAAGGGCAGCAAGTGGCTTTGACTCCAGAGCAAGCTCTGGCCTATGCAATCATGAGCAAGATTGACAACCACAACGCCCCAAGGCTCAAAAGTATTACATACAATGATGTTCAAGGTAAAAGCCTTGAACATTATTTGACAACTAAAGTGTTGTTTGAAAAAGGTGGAAAAGGGCGGGTTCCTGTTTTTTGGACCGCAGCCAACAAAGACAAATATTTCACAGCCCAAGAAAATCAAAAACAAGGTTTGAAGATTGTCTTGAATCTCAGCGGCTACTATTACTTGGAATCAGACCCTTACAAATACATGTTGATTGACACCAGCAACACATATGCTATTGGCGCAGGAAGTCTCGGACTACCGATGCCTGACGAAAAAAGTGCAAAGAATTGTTGGAGTTTTTTGACAAGCAAGTTGTATCAATTTTATATCAACAATGAAAAAACTAGCGGATTCAATACTGGCATTATCAAACTGCCTTTGTTGGACGTATCTAAGTCCTGGACTGATGACAAGCTATGCAAGCTATTTGGCCTTTCCACAACTGAAAAAGAGTTTGTCTACAACAACTATCAAAAAAAGACTGCATAGCATTTGTTGTGGTGGATGAATATAATAAGTGCAAGGTAGGAATCCATGAGTGATATTTTAAGCGATGAATTTGATACAGCAGTTCTCTCAAAAGAAGAGAAAAAGAAACAATTTGGTGAAGTGTTCACTCCCCCAGAACTGGTAAATGAAATCTTGGATCAATTGCCAAAAGAAATATGGCAAGATCCAACAAAAACATGGCTAGACAACAGTTGTGGTGAAGGTGCATTTTTGATAGAAGTGAAAAAACGTCTTATGGAGGGGTTGGCTGTTTGGCAGCCAGATCCAAGATTGCGAGAGCGTCATATTTTGGATAACCAAATCTATGGTGTTGAACTGCAACGAGACAATTGGGAAAAATGCAGACAAAAATTGGGTCTCTCTCCCACAGGCAATGATGGTAACATTGTGTGTGCAGATGGATTGCTCTACAACTACACTTTCTTGAAGGACAGCAATGGCGGTTACGTGATCTCTGATAACACGTTTGATTCACTGTTTCAATAAGATTTGTTGACGTAATTGTGTCTTGTGTAATTATACCAATTACACTTTTTGTAGAGATTGTGATGCTGGGTCGGTTGAAATTTGAGATCAAACCTCTGGTAAATGAGATTCTAGATAATCTTCCCAAGGAAATCTGGCAAAGTAGCACAACAACTTTTCTTGATCCTGCTATGGGCGGTGGACAGTTTTTGGTGGAAATCCAACAACGACTACGAGACTATGGCCATAGTGATGACAACATCAGCTCTAGGATGTGGGGTTGTGAGAAGAACAAACTTCGTGTAAATTATGCAAAGAACAACAAAAAGTTGGTGTGTAATAATCTATACATCTCTGATTTTTTGAGTCGTGATTGGGGTAATATGAAATTTGACGTAGTGGTGGGCAATCCGCCTTATCAGAACAATCATGGCGCCAAAAGATGGCCAATTTGGTATGAGTTTGTTGTTAAATCGTGTGAGCTCAGCAACCAGTATGTGATGTTGGTTACTCCCAACAGTTGGATAGGGGCAAGCAACAGTGAGGCCAAAGATCTGATTTGGAAAAACATCACAAAAGCCAGTCTTGATGTAGACAAACATTTTAATGTTGGGTCAACGTTCAGTTGGTTTTTCTTGGATCTCAAAAACACAACCAGTGTTTTTGATGTCACAACGCCCTCTGGCGTGTTCTCTGTAAGCAAAGGAACCGAGTGGTTGCCAGCAGCTATCTCTGAAGCTTCCTTGAGCATTAACCAAAAGGTTTTTTCCAAGGCTGGCTTTGGATTCAAACGAGGAGAATGTCATACCAGCAACAAAGAAAAGTTCAGTGACAAAGGACATGAGGTTTTTCACACCCATGCACAGACGCTGTATATGAAAAGCAAGCCCTCCAATTTTGGCCGCTACAAGGTTGCTTTCTCATTGAGCGGAGATATCCGTCCCCGGATTGGAAAAGATTTTGGTGTAAGCCAAGCAGTTGCCTACTTGGAAATTCAAGAAACGGAAGTCAGTAATGCAGAAACTGTCTTCAATAGCCAATTGTTTCGTTGGATTCTCCAAAACAACAAATGGAGCGGATGGAATAGTTTGGATGTAATCAAAAGGCTGCCTTTTGTGGACTTGAGCAGCAGTTGGGATGACCAAAAACTGTTTGATTACTTCCAACTTTCCTCAAAGGAAATTTCATTCATAACTGAATAAAACAAGAGAAAGATCTTAAAATGTTGGGCCGTTTGAAGTTTGAAATCACACCAGTAGTGAATCAAATTCTTGATGCATTACCACAGGATGTTTGGCAAAGCTCTACAACTACTTTCTTGGACCCTGCTATGGGCGGTGGACAATTTTTGATTGAGATTCAACGACGCTTGCAGTCTGCAGGACACAGCGTTGAAAACATCAGCACACGAATATATGGTTGTGAGAAGAACAAACTTCGTGTAAATTATGCAAAGAACAACAAAAAGTTGGTGAGCAAGCACTTGCACATCAGTGATTTTTTGAGTCATGATTGGGGTGATATGAAATTTGATGTAATTGTAGGAAATCCGCCATATCAAGACGGAACACAACAATCAAGATTGGGCAGTCGAGGAGAGTCTGCCCTTTGGCCAAAGTTTGTAAAAGCAGCCTTGGACTTGCTGCATCCAGGTGGTTATATGGCAATGATTCATCCAACGAGTTGGCGTAAGCCAAGCGATAGGTATAATCTATGGCAAATTTTAACTAGAGAAAATACGTTGAAAAAACTAGTAATGTTTTCAGGTAAAGGTGACCAGGATATATTTGGTATCGGTGTTCGGGCAGACTGTTACCTCTTACAACACGTAACAAACAACGACACAAAAACCCAGATAACCGATCATGAAAGTAAAGTTCATTTATGCAATCTAGCTGAGTGGCCGTGGTTGCCTAATTATGCACTTGATGAAATCAAAGTGTTGTTGGGCAACGACTGTGAAGTTCTCTATAATACCTATTACCATACACAAAAAGTCCACCAAGATACCCCAGATAAAAAATACAAGTACCCTGTTGTACATACTATTAACAAGGAAGGTATTGGGATAAGGTATTTTGATTATTGGTCTGATGACCAAACAATTCACTTTGGTAAGAGTAAGGTGCTATTGAATCAGAATGAAATTCAATATCCTTACAACGACTACAAAGGTGAATATGGTATGAGTCAGCTTACTTTTGGAATCGCAGTCTCTTCAAAACAAGAAGGCGATGAAATTGTTGACTTTCTCAATACAGAAAAAGGCAAGAGAATTATTGCAGCGACTAAATGGAATACATTTTACACTGACTATGGGATGTTTCAGTACTTCAAGAAGGATTGGTACAAAACATAGCAACAACCTGCATACTCTGTAATCATAAATATCCCCATAAGGGGATATTTTCATGAGCAGCACACTGGATTTGAAGCAAGGAATAATAGATGACGTTACCCGATTGCTCGGGGGCTCAATGGTGGAAGTGGAATTGGACCCAGGCGATTTTCAACTGGCGCTTCAGATTGCTCTTGATCGTTATCGGCAGCGTAGCTCCAATGCAGTGGAAGAAGCATACGCTTTTTTGGAAATGCAACCTGAAACAACAGAGTATTATCTCCCACAAGAGATAGTTGATGTGCGACAAATATTCCGCCGAGGATTGGGTGGTAACACTGGTGGCACATATATTGATCCCTTCAGTTTGGCGTATACCAATCTCTATCTCTTGCAAGCTGGCGCAGGAGGTGGCTACACAGCAGGCTTGTTGACTTTTGAACTCTTCTATCAGTATCAAGAGCAAGCTGGGCGCATGTTTGGTCGCGATATCAACTATCATTTCAATACAGTAACCAAAAAACTTACTATTATTCGACGACTGCTGAGTGATGAAACTGTGCTGTTATGGGTCAACAAAATGAAACCTGACGACATGATTCTCATGGATCCATTTAGCAAGCCCTGGATCAGAAGTTATACTTTGGCAGTGGCCAAAGGCATGCTGGGAGAAGCTTACAGCAAGTTTGGCCAGATCATTGGTCCACAAGGAGGTACTACGCTCAAAGGTTCCGAATTGAAAACAGAGTCAGTTGCAGAGATCGAAAAACTGGACATTGAACTCTTGCAATATGTGGATAACGGAACTCCATCCAGCTTTGTAATACTAGGATAATCACCTAGCTCCGTAGTATAAATAGAGCTGTGGATCGCGGTGCTACCAACACCCACCCACTCTAAATGCTAAACAGGAGCAATCAGCCATGAATATTTACCCACTAGGGTACTACGTATACGCCTATATTCGCAAGATTTCATCTACAACAGCACCTGCTGGTACACCTTATTACATAGGCAAAGGCAAAAATAGCCGGGCTTGGGCAAAGCACACCCACGTCCATACTCCAAACGAACAGTGGCGCATTATTATATTGGCGCAAAATTTAAGTGAAGTAGGTGCCTTTGCATTTGAGCGTCGCTTGATACGTTGGTACGGCCGGAAAGATTTAGGTAACGGTGTGTTGCACAACCGGACAGATGGTGGCGACGGAGGTAACGGAATCAAACCAAGTCAGGATACCCGGTTAAAAATAAGCCAAAATACCAAAGAGGCTCTTGCTAACGAAAACTCTAAGCTCAAAAAACAAGCTATTATGAAATCTGCATGGAAAAATCCAGAACAACGACAAAAAATGATAGCAGCAATACGCCAAGTGACACAAACAAGCAGCTATCGACAAAAGTTGAGCCTCATTCAAACAGAACTTCAAAACAGAGAAGATATCAAGGCCAACAAAAGATTGTATCTAGCACAGCCTGAAGTTAAGGAAAACCAGCGTAACAAGGCAAAACAAAACTGGAATGATCCAGATTATACTGAACGGCACACTGCTGGTATGAAACGGTCCATGACAGACAAATACAACTTGCAACCGTTCAAATGCATTGAAACAAATCAAGAATTTGTTTTGATTTCAGACGCTTGCAAAGCACTGAATATTCCTCGATACAGTATTCGTAAAGTTTTGAACGGACTGTATAAGCAAACACACGGCTATACCTTTGTGTATATTTGACCTCCATCCAGTTTTGTAATTTTGGGCTAAAAACTCAATTTATACTTGAAAGTTCCTTATAATAGCCTTATGAAAAACATCATAGGGCTAGTGGGATTTCAAGGCAGTGGCAAAGACACTGTGGGACAAATCATAAAAGAACTATATCCAGGGTTCACAACCACAAGTTTTGCCAAACCCATCAAAAGTGCACTCAGCAGCATGTTTGGCTGGAATGCCAAGCTTTTGGAAGGCACAACACAAGAAAGTAGAGTTTGGCGAGAAACTCAAGACACTTTTTGGACTGAAAAGCTGGGCAAGCCCATTACTCCTCGTTTGATGATGAGAGAGCTTGGCACCGAATTGATTCGCAATCAAGTCTCTCAAGACTTTTGGACCCATCGTTGTGAAAAATTCCTCCAAGAGTCAAAAAAGTCAGTAGTAGTAACGGATGTGAGATTCTTGAATGAAATACAAATGGTCAAGAGTCTTGGTGGCACAATTGTTTGGGTCAAACGAGATCCATTGCCCAGCTATTACAACCAAGCACTTTGGTTCAATCAGCAGCCGGCATTTATACAATTTGTTTCCAGTCCATTTTTACGAAAAATCAAACCAATCCATCGAAGTGAACGCGAATGGATAGGCACTAAGTTTGATCATACTATCGTAAATAACAGTTCAATTCAAGACTTGACTCAGAACGTTATTACATTTATGGAGACGCTGAAGTGACAACCTTGCCCAAACCCGATGACATTGTTTATGTTCCAGATACTGAAGATCAAACGTTAAATTGGAAATTTCATGGGGGGTGGGCACAAGTTGGCAGAGTGCTGGTTGGTTTGGTTGAAGAACAAGAGAAAGTTTGGGTGTCAGTGCGTGAATTTGGTGCATTGACATTTGAATGGGAGGAACTAGCTGAAAAACAAGAAGTTCTCCAGGAACAATTCAACTACATTCACGCCGGACCACGCTGACTGAAACAGGGCTTTTTCAGCCCCTTTTCATAAATATCCTACAAGATATTTTTGATGAGGTACAAATGGCCAATCTAACAAGCCCTGGAGTTCAAGTACAAGTAATAGATGAGAGTTTTTATGCCAGTTCGGGCCCTGGCACAGTACCATTCATTATGATGGCTACTGCACAAGACAAGCCTCAACCAGGCAACGCCACTAGTATTGCCTCTGGAACAATCAAAGCCAATGCTGGAAAGCTCTACAGAATCACCAGCCAAAGAGAGTTGCTTCAAACTTTTGGCAATCCCAAATTTTATACTCAAGCTGGCACTCCACAACATGGTAACGAACTCAATGAGTATGGGCTGTATTCAGCTTACCAATACTTGGGCTTGGCCAACAGCGCCTATGTTATGCGGGCTGATGTGGACTTGGCAGACTTGGCACCAACAGGAACAGAGCCTGTTGGAGAGCCAGTAAATGGCGACTATTGGTTGGATTTGACTGAAACCTCCTGGGGCTTGTTTAGGAGCAATGGCAATGTCAACAGCGGTTTGGCATGGGGAGCGTTGCGCCCCAAAGTAATTGACACTGCTTCGCAGCTTCAAAGAATTGTCCAATGCTTCCGTGAAACACAGTGCACCAACCCCAATCTCTCTATCGTATCCCCTGGTGGTAATGGAACACTGGAGATTGCAGATGTACAAATAACCATAGGGTTAACTGACACGTTGAACACCATAGTTCAAACAATCAACAGCAACACCACCTTGAGCAAGAAAGGCATCAAAGCTGAGATTTACAGTCGACTAGAAAAGCTTAAGGTTGTGGCACCTGCTGTTCCTACAGAAACCACTGTCTACAATCTGCGGCTGGTGGGCAGTGATATCTCGGTGGAAATCAGTGTGGCAAATGCAACACCAAGCTCCTTGCTTACGGATTTGGGTTTTGTCAACACACAAATAGCACCGTTGGCCAACAACAAACCACAACAAAATTACATAGTGCCTGTGAATGACTTTGGTGCCAATGGTGATTTGGCCGTGAATGCAGTGAGTGTTGTTCAAGGCCTTGGAAGCACTGTTTTGGTGCCCTCTGTGCAAATTTTTGAAAAAATCAGCCAAACAACTGCACAGGGTACAGTAAATCGCTGGTATCCAGTTGGTGGCACTGAAACGGAATATCCAGGGCATAGTTGGGCAGCAGCATCCCCAACTGTTGTGAACAGCACCGATCCTGTAACACAAACTTTTGTCTCGGGCACCAGCACTTTGTTTCACATCTCCGCCGGAGGCACACAAACCTACACTATTACTGTTCCTGCAGGTACCCTAGAGACTTTTGTAACCAATATCAATGCACAATTAACTACTACTCAAATTTTGGCAACAACCTACACAGTTGGTGTAAGCAAGTATTTGAGACTTACTGACTACAGTGGCAACACAATACAACTTCTGGATACCACTACCAGCAGCGGACTAGGTGGATTTGCTCGTGCAAATATGAAACTGTCCAGCACTTATTACAAAAGTGTCACAGGTTCGGTAGTGTCTCCAACTTTTGTTACAAGTGTAAGCCCAACTCAGATTGTTACAGTTACAGCTGGTTTTGGTGCAGGAAGCGTAAGTGCAAACATAAATGTAAGTGCTGTATCCCCCTTGCCCACAACACTGGACACTGTTGTGGCTGCAATCAACGCTGATCCCACTGTGGGACTAACAAATTTGATCAAGGCTGAAAAAACAACTGATAATCGTCTAAGGATTTACAGTCCAACAGGAACGTTGTTCAGCCTTGAGAATGCAGTGGGCTATGTTACTACTGCACCACTTGTTAGCGCAGGCATACCCACTGGTATCACATATGGGAACAGTCTTGTGTATCAGGGATACAGTGTAGGTACCCCACAACCTGATCAATTAAGTCAAGTTGCAGCTGGCAACATTTGGGTCAATACTGTGAGTGGGAATCGCGGTGCCAACTATGTTGTAAAGAGATACAATAGCGGTACAAACACTTGGAACAAGCGTTTGGCTCCTTTGTATGCAAACGACGCTAGTGCCACTGCTGGATACGGCGCCAATCGCACAGTGGGAAGCATCTATGTGCGTTACAATGAAGACGGCCCAGAGGTGTTGACACAAACTGGTGTGTTTTTGGTGAAGATTTGGGACGGCACTGCATGGCGCACTATACCTTCCTATGTTGCCAGCACAGTGGACTTTGGCGACAAATACACTCAAAGCAGCTCTACGCCCAGTGGCTTGCCTGAAGATGGCACATTGTGGTATAATGCCAATTTGAGAGTTGACTTGATGGTAAGCGATGGTAGCACTTGGAAAGGCTATCGCAATGTCTATACAGCAACTGATCCCAATGGCCCAATCCTTAGTGCAACTGCACCCACTACACAATCTGGTGGCTTACCATTGGTGGATAATGACATTTGGATTGACACCAGTGACCTAGAAAACTATCCCAAGATCTACAAAAGAGATGCGTTCAACAGCCAATGGCTTTTGGTAGACAACACTGACCAAAGCAGTAGCAATGGCATCTTGTTTGCTGACGCACGCTGGACTGCCAACGGCACCAGCACCGGCAGTCAAGCTATTGTTGATATGTTGGTGAGCGATACTGTAGATCCTGATGCTCCCAGTGCATTGCCCTATCCCTTTGGCCTATTGCTGTTCAATACACGCTACAGCTTTGGTAACGTAAAACAATACAAGGTCAACTACCTCCCACTTACTCAACAAAATAGTGGTGACAGAAACCGGTGGGTTACAGCAAGTGGTTTGATGAACACTGGTGCACCTTACATGTTGCGCAAGGCTCAAAGACAGCTGATTGTTACTGCTATGGCCAGTGCATTGGCAGCAAGTCAAGAACTGCGGAGTGAAAGCAATGTGTTCAACTTGATGGCTGTGCCTGCCTATCCTGAGCTTTTGGACGAAATGGTTACTTTGAACACAGACAAAAAAGACGTTGCGTTCATTGTCGTGGACACACCTGCACGCTTGCAGCCAGATGGCACAAGTATCCAAAATTGGGCAACAAATGCAGCTAATGCAGTGGGCAATGGTGAAGAAGCTTTGATTACTGCTACACGCTATGGTGGTGTCTATTATCCTTGGGGCTTGGCCACAAACATTGACGGCACACAAATATTTGTGCCGCCCAGCATGACCATCCTACGCACTATTGCATTTAACGATCAAGTTGCTTACCCCTGGTTTGCCCCAGCAGGGTTCACACGCGGACTAGTAAGTGCAGTCAGCAGTGTGGGCTACTTGAATGCAGAGAATGAGTATGTTCCTGTTGCATTGAGTCAAGGACAACGTGACACTTTGTATCAGAACAAAATCAATCCCATTGCATTCATTCCTGGTCGTGGCTTGGTAGTATATGGTCAGAAAACCCTCAGCCCCTTGAGCAGTGCACTGGATCGAGTGAATGTGGCACGTTTGATCAACTATTTGAACTATCAATTGGATATTTTGGCCAAACCCTTCTTGTTTGAGCCTAATGATAAACAAACACGTGACAGTGTGGCTCGCACTTTTGAAAGCTTCTTTGGTGACTTGGTAAGCTTGCGTGCAGTGTATGACTTCGCAGTTGTTTGTGATGAGTCCAATAATTCGCCAACACGTATTGATCGAAATGAGTTGTGGATTGATGTGGCTGTAAAACCCACTAAAGCAATTGAATTCATTTACATACCATTGCGAATTTTGAACACTGGCGATCCATTGCCATAATATTTGAATCTATAACAAGAAAAACCGGAGCTCACTGCTCCGGTTTTTCATTAAGCCATATCCATTTACTGCTACCGCAATCCCAAATCCTGTTCCAACCTTGAGCCTTGCGATTTTCCCATTCTGTCAAGGCTGGATCATCTTGTGAGTTCTTGCGCAAGCTAAATCTGTGCAGTCTTGTAATATTTGGTACCTTGAAATACCAATAATTTGGCGTACCTAAACTTATGCAAGTAAATCCCAATTGTTCATAAACTGTTCCTTGATTCCATCTTAAATCACAATAACTTATAATTTGTTTTGGATGGTAATTGGTTACAAAATATTTGAATAGTTTTCCTGCTCCACCCATAATTTGTGTTTTTGTGATACTGCACAACCTACTCAATTCCCAGACATCTGCCCCCGTGTTCCGAGAACCTTTGCTGATATTGGGTTGACTGAAAGTTGCCACTTGGACCAATTGTTCTCCATAATATAGTCCCAAGCAAATCTTGCTGGCCCCATTGCCTTGAATATGATTTTGCGTACAAAAGTCACGGGCTATTGTGGCATCAATGGGTTTCACAACACATTTTCTTGCAGAAATTTTGTTGTGACATATACCTAGTATATGTTGTAGCCTGCTTTTTACTATGTCTTGTTTGGTTAACCATTCATCTTCAAAAACAGTAATCAAGGATATTCCTTGGGCAGCACATAATTCTTTTTTGTTTTTGTGATAATTTTTATCTTTCCCCTGTAGTTCACTATGCCAATATAGCCCACAATATTCCACTGCAAGGTTCCTGTGTGGAATCAGGATATCCAGTTCCAAGGGAAAGATAGTTGATCGGTTGCCACTTAAAACAGTTTCGTGTGGCAAAACGGATCGGATCCAGCTCAGCAGCTCAAGTTCAGCATTGGACTTAACGGGAATTGGTCTACAAACAGGGCAAATGTCTTTGCGCCATTTGGAAATGGTGAAATATTGTTTTGTAATAGAGAATTGATTGTTACATGCAATACATTTAACAAATACATTTTGACCTTCCACACTCTCATACAATAAATTTGCATCAGAAATTGCTTGTAACATTTTATCATTGCTCAACATTGATTTTTTCAATGCAGACAAGCGACTGCTTGCACTGATTTTGTTTTTGGTTGTTTGTGAGTGTTTTTTGCCACGCATATGACTCCCAAAATCATAACCTTGCTCTTGCAAGGTTTGTTTGGCTTTTGCTGCTCGTTGTTTCATCAATGCTGGATTCTGCTGTGCGTAATCTTGCACTCCTTGGCTGATCCGAGTCCTAGTAGAGGGGCTCAATATGGCCCCTTTTCTGGGATGTGTATCATTCTGCTGCCATTTGATAGTTCGTGCTGCAACAGCTTTGCGTATATTTTCAAGATGATTGGGATCAGTTACTTTCTGGCCTTTGTTTGCCGGAATTTTACCTTCCCTCTTTTCACTCATTTTTTGTAAGCTGGCTTGCGCATGTTTCTTACCAAACATGCCGTTTTTTTCTCCGCTGCGCTCTAAACTACGTTGTTTTTTGTAGTCCGCACAAGCTAAGCTGTCACGCCCAAATTTTTGTCGGTATTGTTCACTACTTATTTGATGAGAGAATTTCAAATGAGTGCTGCTGATAATCTTGTCAAATATTTTTTCACACAACTTACACGTTATGGTCATAGCTATTCCCCTCTTGTTAGTATATAGTTATTTAAGGCTTTATAACAATATCTATCCATAATTTTGGATCTAGACAGACAACAGTCGGAGCTTAAGCTTAAATAAGAGAAAACAATTGCAGGTAATATGACAAACTCAATTCTTGAATCTGAAGACAATGATTCAGATACTCAAACCAGTCTTGATGATGAAAGGCAACGAGTAACAGGTGAACTCACCAAGCTCAGCGTAGCCTTATTTGAGCACTATTCAGCCACAATGGGCAAGAATGAATCACTGGGTATGCTGATCGAAAGCTTGAGTGAAACGTTGGGCAACATGATTTCACTTGTTGCAGACGATCATCAACAAGAAGTAATTGATAGTGCACATTTGGTTATCCTGCAAGGCCTCAGCAGTCAACAGGAAAGTATAGCACAAATAGCTTATGGAGTTGTGGGTCACGCCTAACAACTGCCCCTGAATTTTCCACACTCTCTCCATAAATAAGTTTGCAATAAACAAGTTTCTGGAGTAGAGCATGGTAGAGACTCTTTCAAAATTCGGCGTTCCCATTAACGGTGCAAGAAATGGCTTGCTGATGCCGAAGATCAAACATCGCTTCCGTGTGCGTGTGATCAATTTTGGCCCCATTGCTGGCGGTTTGGAGCTGACACAACAGGTAGTGAGTGCTGCTCGTCCCAATGTAAGCATGAACAGCGTTGAGGTACACAGCTACAATTCCATTATGCATTACGCTGGCAAGGCAACTTGGCAGCAAATGAATATTACTGTGCGTGATGATATCACCAACAGTGTTAGCAAGCTAGTGGGTCATCAGCTACAAAAACAAATGAACTTCTTTGAACAAACTAGTGTTGCTGCGGGCATCAATTACAAGTTCACAACTATTCTTGAAATACTTGATGGTGGTAACGAAACAGTGTTTGAAACTTGGACACTGGAAGGCTGTTTCCTTGAAACAGTGGATTATCAGAACTTGGAATACAACAGCAGTGACCCTGTGGACATTCAGCTGACAGTGAGATTTGACAATGCCACACTTGCTGACGGATTGTTTGAATTGAATCCACAATTTAGAGCTGGTGTCAGCATAGGATAATCTAGTGCCGTTATCAGCTAGCGAAGCACAACAACAAACTTCTGATGAGCTTGGTGCATCAGCTGGTAGCAGAACCTACTATCGCGGCCTTCCGTTGATATTGCGCAATAGCAGATATGCAACCAAGCACACAAAAACCAATCGTGTCATCAGTGCTATGCCACGCCAGAAGTTTTTGTTTTATGCCAGTTTCAATGCAGGACCTGCCATCAGCCGGTTGCGAGAATTCAGCAGCTGGCAATCTGGATTTGCTTTTCAAATCAAAACAATAGACAGGCCCAAATTCAGTCCCGAAGCAAAAATTTTGAAACAATACAACAGAAAGCGTGTGATATACACTGGTATTGATTACGCAGACTTGAATATTACTTTTCATGACACTGTGGATGATAGGGTTTTGAGAGTTTGGCGAGACTACTACAATTGGTATTTTGGGGATGGTAGACTACGACCCAATAATACAAGTGGGAACGCAGCAGCGTGGCGCAGCAGTGTTATTGAGCGAGAGTTCAGCATTGGCAGTGGCTGGGGGTTCAGTCCACAGCCAGGTCCTGACACTAACTTCTTTGAGAGTCTTGACATTTACACATTTTATGGTGGAAAATACACCAAAATGAGAGTCTACAATCCCAAAATATCAAGTTTGGAATTTGACAGCATGGAAACTGAAAGCAGTGGCCTCAACAGCATCAACATGACTGTCAAACATGAGGGGGTGGCTTTTGAGGAAGTTGCTTACAAGTTGAGTCCGGAACTCATTAGCAAGTTCAATTTAAATGGTGGCGACTATTATGAACCACCTGATTTGTTTGGCGGGGTGAACACATTTTTGTTGGAACTGGATGACAGCATACAAAATGCTGTTGATGGGCTCTTGAACAATGTTGCCAGCAATGTACCCTTTGTGGGCCAAGTGTTAAGCAGTTTGGGAAGCAGAGTGATAAGCGCCAGTGGCGTAACAGGCATCGGTGGGCGCATTGCACAACGGATTGGTTCCAGTTCCTTGAACAGATGGGGGCGTTTCGTGTAATGGTACAAGATCTTATTACCAGGAATTTGATTGACCAAAGCAATAACTTTGGGCAAGAAAGCATTGTTGTCAATGCACAAGGCACGAGGCAGTTTCAAGATCCAACTACGGGGCAATTGCAGTCACGGCCCATCAATGCCAGTGCATATGACTTACAAAACAGCCCGCTGGACAATAGCTTTCAAGTCAATCCAGAAAGCTATGCCATTGCCAAAAGCATGTTTTCAGGACAAACTGTCCCTGAAAATCTCAGCAACACATATGGGGCTGTGGCTGCTGTAACTGCCAAAAGCTTAAGCACAAGTCCATTGAGTTTGTTCAAGAATGGTGTGATGAGTCCAGAGCTGTTGGAAAACATGAATTTTTTCCGCACACAGGGAAGTCAAATAGGCTATAACAGTGGCAGTCCTGAACCTCCTTATTTGAATAATTTGATGCTGAACGCAAAGATTCTGGCTCAAACAACATAAGTTTCTAAATAGATGCATGGCACTCAAATACAGTCAAGGCATCTTCACGCCCAAAAATCCCAGCAAAGTGGTGGGCAATCCATTGCCGACATTCCGAAGTTCTTGGGAATTGGCCTGCATGAATTTTTTCGACAGTCATCCCAGTGTAATCCAATGGGCAAGTGAATTTATCAAAATACCCTATACAAATCCCTTGACGGGAAAACCCAGCTTGTACGTGCCAGATTTTTTGGTTGTGTATCAAGACAAAGCAGGAAACAATATTGGTGAATTGATTGAAATCAAACCCAAAAAAGAAACCTTGATGGAAAATGCCAAAAGCAAGAGAGACCGTGCCTTTGTTATTATTAACACTGCAAAATGGGCTGCTGCGCTTGCATGGGCCAACAAGCAAGGCTTGAGATTTAGAGTTGTAAATGAAGACAGCATATTCAAACAAAAAGGTAAATGATGGGACGTTTTGAACAGTTGGAAGAAACCTTTGGCTTACCTAGGTTGGAAGACAGTGTTCCTTCTCAAGACTTGGTGGAAAGCAGCTTGGAAAAAGCTCATGCATTGGCGCAATCTTTCCGTGATCAGGACCCAAGTGAGGTTCATGATAATGAAATGAATGAAATTGCCAGTTTGGCTATTGAGTGGGGAAAAAACCTAAATGATCTGGGTATGACAGTGGAAATGCGACATGCGGGAGAAATTTTCACTGCAAGTGCAACCATGTTAAAGGTGGCTTTGGATGCACGCAATAGCAAGATGGATCGCAGATTCAAGCAAATGAAGCTGGATTTAGACAGATTGAA